TATATAAACAAATCAGGATAAATATGTATTCTAACGAACAACTTAATGCTATACATTCTTCAAAGATAGGTTTTGAATTTGAGTTCTTTTCAAACGAAAACCTTGACCTTACAAAAGACGGTTTAGCCCAAACATTAAATAAGACAATTAGGATAGAGGAAAAGGCCCATAGTGACTTTGTCCCTACTCAAGATATCTTTAAATTAGAACCAGATAACTCTGGTGGTACTGGGATGATTGAATTAGTAACTGGACCTCTTCCTTTTGTTGAGGCTAAGTTAATTATGGCCAAAACTTTAAAATGGATTAGAGAAAATGGAACCACTAACGAGAGGTGTTCAATCCATGTTAATATTGCGTTTGATGGAAAGAAGCTAGGACCTATTGTTAATATGTCTAAATTAGATATAGGAAAATTTGTACTTAACTTTGATGAAAATAAGGTATATGAAGCTTTCCCAAACAGAAAAGATTCCGTTTATGCAAAATCTGTAAAATTTATTGTACCTTTGAGTGGCATGACTCAACCTTCACCAGAAAAAAATCTGTGGAAGAATTACATGTTTGTTAAAGAAAAGTATTACGGTATTAATTTTGGTAAAGTACCTAAAGGTTATATTGAATTTAGATATTTAGGTGGAAAGGATTATGAAAAAAAATATTCCACTATACTTTCAATGACAGAGCATTTTATTACTTCATTATATGAAACTTTAGTTAACCCACAATATAATGAAACAGACTTAAAGGTTTTAGATAAGATTTTAGAAAAACATAAAACTGTTGTTGAGTCTTATCGAACCTATTCTTCGTTTAAAGAAAAATTTCCGAACATTCATTTAATGGTTGATCTGCAAACATATGATCAGATTGTTGAAATGTATTATCCTAAAATTAGAGAAAAGATTTTTGATTTAATTACAAAGGCTGATATGAATGAAGGTTTAATTAATTATGATGCTGATACAGGAAGAATACAAATTAAAGATGCAAAATTAATGAGGTGCTTTGAGATAAGCGGCGTTGATATTGTAGATTCAGTTATTCAAGGTAACATAGTTAACTGTGATATCTTTGGTTGTGATTTAAAAAATGCATCTGTATTTGAATCAAATCTTTTTGGTGCTACTATTGTCGAGGATTGCAAAATAGAAGAATCCTATGTAAGTAGAAATGTTATATGCCAAGATAGTTATGTATTTGGTAAGAGAGGTGTATTTAGTGGAGAAATGATCGGTGGTATTTTTAGACAAGGGCGAGCAACAAAACTTGCAAGGTTTGGTGATAAAACCGAAGTAATAGAAATAGAAAAAATTAAATAAAGATATGGCTAGGAATAAAACTTGGTGTAATCCGGATTCACAGGAATGTTTAGATGCACTCATTAAAGAAATTAATGATGACTTAACAGTTGCATGTCAAATACCTTTCACTGTACCTAAAAAAGAATTGGCTCATATTATAAATAGGGCAAAGGATTACTTTTATAAGATATATGAAGATAGTGTAGAGGAAATGTTTATAGCATTACCTGCTGCTGCGTGGGGTGAAAAAGATTTTAGGCAAGGGATTAGCCATAATAGCGGTGGTAACACATTAACTGAAAAGGATGTTAATAATCCTAGGGGCGTTGTAAAAATGCCGCCAACTGTATGGGCAGTTAATAATGTATTTCAAATAAATGGATTCTCTGGTGAAGATGGTGGCTTTGGGGATAATTCATTTTCAGCTGGGGATGTAGATTTTTCATTAGATAAATTTATATACTCTGATGTATATGGTGCAGGTATCGGCTCTGAAGATTTAATGTATTATGTAATTAATTCAAAATACATCGATAATGCAAGACAGGTTTTACAAGCACAGATTTCATATAACTATAATAGGCTTACCAAAAAATTTAGATTTATGGGAGAGTTACCTAAAAATGGTGCATGTATATTTCAAGTATATAATACTATTCCTGATTGTGATCTTTTTCAGGATGAGGCGTTTATAAGATATTGTATTGGAATGGCTAAAATACAATTATCAAGAATATTAGGAACTTTTCAATTTAATCTACCAGGTAATATAACAATTAATTATGATTTAATTTCTACAGAAGGTAGGGATGAAGTTGATGCTATCGTTGAAGAAATAAAAGGAGATGAAGGCGTTGATTACTTTTTCACTGGATAAAAATATAATCTAAGACCCTCAAAAAATGTAGAGAATATATAATAAAAGAATATTCTCAATGATTAAGGAAATATACAGTAGAGACATAGATGCACCAAAGTATAATGGTGATGTAATTGAGGTGACGGATGAATTGCAACAACTGATCCTTAAAATAGAGAATTGTTTATTTACAAGGCAAGGTGATGTTTTAGGTTCTCCTAATATGGGATGTAATTTAGATGATCTTGTCTTTTCTTTAGTATTAAATGAATCAGTGATTGCTCAAAGAATAAGTACGCAGATTCAAACATACTGTTTAAACAGCAGCAGTAGTCAATTTGGTATAGATGTAAGAGTACAGTTTTACAGTACAGTTGATAGAAATGGCTGTTTAGTTGATATTTTTGTAAATGAAGAAAGAGTCATAGGGGCTTTGTTTTAAAATAAAATAAAATAGTTAATGTCATTTTTCAGTAAAACCAGAATTAAAGCAACAGAATTATTCTTTGATGCTTTTCAATACTTACAGCGCCAATATGATCAGGCTGGTGAAGTATTTACACCTGCATCACCCTTTGGTCAAATTCTTACAGTAGTTGCTAATTTAGGTGAGCTTATTTTATTTTACATTGAGGCGGTTGCAACAGAGCTTAATATTAGCAGAGCAAGAAATATTGAATCTATTTATGGCTTATCAAGATTAACTGGTCATGATCCATCTAGAGGTATATCTTCACAAGGGGTAATAGGCCTAAGATTAAATACTTCAGCAGCAACATTAGTTGAAGGTGACTATGTACAAATATTAAATTATGCACCTTGTGAAATTGGACAAAACAGTTTAATGTATTTTATAAAGTTTGACAGTGATTACATTAGATTAGAAAAAACAACTAGACAGTTTGTAAATGTAGAATTAATACAAGGTGAATTAGAAGATCAAACTTTTACTGGTACCGGTACAGCTTTACAGAGTTATAATTTAACTACAAAAGAACCAACCGATCAATATATGGTTGATGTTCATGTTGATGGTAAATTATGGAAAAAGGTAGATTCTTTATATGATATGAATAATGGAGAAGAGGCGGTCATGGTAAAAACAAGCGTAAATGGTGGATTAACTATTTTCTTTGGTAATAATCAATTTGGGCAACCTCCAGCATTAGGCTCTATAATAAAAGTTACTTATGTCAAGACTCGTGGATCTGCTGGTAACATTGGAGGTAAAAATTTAGATATTAAGTTTGTTGAACCAGGCACAGACCCAACAGGTGAAGATGTTGATTTAAATGAAGTATTATCATTAAACATTGTTCGTAATCCTATGTTCGGGTCTGATAGTGAAGATCCACAGTTTACAAGATTGATTGCCCCATACCAAAGCAATTCTTTTGTTTTAGCTAATCCTAATAATTACATTTATTATTTAAGTAAGTACGACTTCTTTTCTTTTATTGATGCATATAACACAAAGGATGATCAATATTTAGATGATGATAATATTATTTACTTATTTTTGATTCCTAACATCGCTAAGAAAATTACCAGTGATAAGGATTATTTTAGTGTTCCTGTAGAAGAATTTTCAATGACTGCCGATGAGAAGGAAATGGTATATGAAATACTTAATGAGAGCGGTAGGCAAGTTGTTACAGCCGAGGTTAGAATCAATGATCCTGTAATAAAAAGATACGCTTTAAATATTGTATTAAGATATGTTGAAGGTTTTGATAAAGATGAGATTCATGCTTCGATTAGGGAGCAGCTTAGTGAGTATTTTATATACATAAATAGAAGAGATAGGATTCCAAGATCAGATATAATTTCAATTATTGAAAATGTTAATGGTGTTGACTCAGTTAATGTTTTCTTTGTATCAGAAGAAAATGAAAAGGCTATATCAGAAGGCTTTTATGAAGTTCCTGTATATGGTACAGATCCAGTAACAGACCAAAAAGTATTAATAGAATCTAAAAAGGTAGAATTAAAAGCAGATGAAGATCCACAATTAGGCCTAGATGAGTTTGGTGATATTGTAATTGGACCTGAAGATTTGGCTATCATAAGAGGTGGCTGGGAAGACAGAAATGGTACATTCTATGAGGCGATACCAAACAAGAATGCTGTGAGTTCTCTTAATATATTCTTTAAAGGCACTATTCCTAATAACCTTTATAATAAAACTCAACAGGCAAAGTTTAATGATCTTAAGAGAAGTAGAGGTACTACTATCGCAACATCTGGTAATTCTAGGAGCACAAATACAGGGAGGTTAAAAAGTAATCCTACACTAAAAGCAATACGAGGAAAGTAATATGAATAAATTTACAGAAAAAAGAACAGGTATGCCTAGTGTTTATAAGGCTACATATGAAGAAGGTTGGATTTTAAAAAATCAAGGTAATGACTATAATGAGAATTTAATGAAGAATTCTTTTTCTAATTATATGTTTAGAAATGAAAGGCTTGCAGAATTCTTAAATGGTTACCTAAGACCTATTATGACATTTTGGATTAACAAAGTAAAGTATTTAAGAATCTATTATAACTTCGGTGTACCAAAAGATTACCAAAAAATAAATTAAGATGGCTAATAATTGGCAACATTTAAACTTCTTTGACAAGAATGGTAAGTATTATAATTTTGATTATGATACTTCTTCTGATAAATGGACAGGTTCTATTTACTTACCTGAGGTATCCATTGGGTTGTTTGAAGTGGGACAGTTATTTATATTAGAAGAGTTCATTGATAAAACTACCAATACAAAAAAATTCGGCTTTCCTCATGGTATAGAAGTTCCTACTGGTACTACTGGGTCAACTAACGGTGTATGTAATTGGGTTGCTGAATGGCAAACAACCGATCCTACTGAAATATTCTTATTTCAATTTAATATGAATTTTGATAGTGGTACACAAACCTCATTGGAGATTGAACCTGATGGGCCACCGCTACAAATACTATCAGAGTTAGAAATTCCATTAGATTCAGATCCTACAGAAACAGTTGATCCTAGAGGCTATACAATAACTGATAAAATTAGATCTGAGGCTCTTCAAATTAATTTAGCAATTAGATCTGAAATTGAAAACACATTTAAAAGAACGTTACTAATAAAAGACGATTGTACTGGTAATGTAATAGCTGAAATTTTAATCTGGGGTGAAACTATAGGAGAAGATGAAAGACTAAAAGTTATGACTCAAAATATGGGCTATAATATTTTAGAATCAGATAGTGAAGTATTTAGAGATACTAATATAAAGGAAATCCTTCCTAACTTTGAAGAAGTTAATTTAAAGAGAAAGGAAATCATGATGGAAGGTAGTAACATTTACCCTTTCATAGGTTCTTATAAAGGTTTAATAAATGCTATTAAGTTTTTTGGATATGATACTTTACAAGTAAAGGAATTTTGGAAAAATGTGGATGCTAACTCTCCACAATTTGGTAAGTATATACAAAGTAATAATATTGCTTTATTTGATCCTACTGTTCAATTTAATGATAAGAAAATTACACTTCCCAATAAAAGGTTTAGAAAAACTAGTTTATTTAGTTTAGTTTATAGAATTAATGAAATTATTCCAGATAGGTACAGTGAAGAAGATTTACCTCTGACTGAAGAAAATTATGATTTTACTATTGAAGAAATTTTAATTAAGCTATTTGGGTTAAAGAAAAAATTAGAAAATGAATTCTTACCACTTAACGCTAGAATTAAGGATATAACTGGAGAGGCAGATTTCTTTGGTTTGCTCGAGGTGGTAAATACAAATAGCAGAAATAAGAAATGTGAAATTACTGCAGGTATAGATACTAATTTTAAATTATCTACCGATGATTGTATATACATGGAAGACCTTAGATCATTTAGTTCTTTTTGTTTAGCATCAGAAGCTATTGTTAATCAGGCAGTTCTTAATTTCTGTAATGCATATATAGCTCCTTTGAGCTCAGGTTCAATTGGAAGAAATTTAGTTTTAGGTCCAATTTCTACAGGTGAAACTTATCCACCGTCACCAATAGGACCAGATCCTAACAGTCCATTAGGTCCATTATATGATGGAAATAATGTTACAGTGTCTGGTTTAGCCGATGCATTCCTTGCATACTTTACCAGGTATTCACCTAAGCTTAACAGAATTGGTGTATGGCCTGATGGTGAATCTTCATATTACTTACCTGATAAACCTGGCATTCCTGTAGGGGCAATGACAGTATTAGAAAATGATTCCTTTAATAATATAACATGGGATAATGTTGATTCTACATGGAATCAACTAAACGATGCTAATAAATTTTTTACATTTGACATTGATCCACAAGGTGTTGTTGCGGGTGATGTATTTACAATTAATGACCCTGATACTAATACCGGTGCTACTTATACAGCGGTGCTAGGTGATACTGATGTTGATGTTAGAAATGCTTTATATAATCAATTAATAAATCTTAAGGCTTCGTTTATAGACCCATGGGTATTCTGGGATATTACACAGGAGACTGTTGTTACTGGTGCTGTTGTTAGATTATTTGGTCAGAATGTTGATAGGTTAAAAGTAAGCTGTGAGTCAAATTTTGGCTCTCAATTATTATTTAATCAATTACCAGGTGAAACTTTATTTACATGGAGTGGTATTGAAAAAGGAAATTTTGAAGAAATAGAATGGACTATTTATAAAGAAGCCACTGATATTTCGCCATCTTATTATAAGGTGTTTAGGGGACCTATTTCACAATATAATAAAGTACCGTTAATATTACCATACGTTGGAACTTATAGTGTAGAAATGAAACTATATGACTTATATAACAATATTTCATCTAATGTTAAAACTGATTTTATATGTGTAGAAAATAGAGAGGTTGAATATTCTGGATGGTATCAATCACGAAAGGAAAATTATACCTGGTCTAGTGAAGGTAAATATTTATGGAATGATTACGGATCTTTATGGAATTTACCTATTGCTCCTACGATGACATGGGATGATGAAACTCCTAGTTTGTACACTTCCTTGAATAGAGTAAATGCAATACTTAATAATTTTGGATTAGGGGCATCTCCTGATTTTCAATTATTAAATTACCAAGATGACGGTAAGGCTAGTTTTTCTGGTCCATATAGATGGGATAATTTAAATACCGGTGGTTGGAATGACACTTATCATTTATGGTGGGATATGACAAGTACTACTGGTGATACTCCAGCATTTTTTCAATTTGCTGAAGTTGTGCCTGAAACATATCTTAAAATAACTGATATTAATGGGGAAACCGCAGAGCATTATTTTGATTTATCTACAACTACATTAGCACAAGCAGCCGCAGGATTAAATACGAGTACAAATAAAATTATTAATAAATATGTTTATAATGTAGTTTACGATGCATCAAGTAATCAGAAGTTTATACAGGCAGTATGCAGATATTTTGGTGTACATGGTGATTGGACATATCTTGATATTGTATATACTAACGGTGATAGAGTATGCCCTAGTACAGGTGTAACAGGTTCGCCTTTCCCAACAGGTTCAACCGGATGCCCAAGTTTAATTTATAGAAAAGGTTTACATAAAGCAAGCAATCCTACTTGGAGTACTGCTAAGTTTATAAATAATGGCAAAACTTTACCGAAGATGACGTGGCTTATGTTTGTATATGATAAATGTAAGATACCTGGAAAAGGCGAACCTAGATGGATTATTAAGAATACAACTAACTCAAACATGGCCGATATATATTTTGAGAGTAAATACTTAACTTATCTGTTTAAGGAATCTGGTAAATATGAGATCACCCTTGAACTTACAGATACGAATGGGAATAAATATAAAAAGGGTAGAAATATCCTAGTAATAAAATAGAAAAGAAATGGCAATTAGCGTAACAGAAATTCTTGGAACAGATTCTTTATCAGGATCCAGATTAGTATTGAATGATAACTTCAATATTTTGACCAGTGAAATTAATGCAATGGAGGTTTACTTTAATCCAACTGCAGGAACTATCACAAATCTAAACGATTTAAAAACCGAATCATTAAGAGTAGGATTAAGTACTATCCTATTAGATATTAATGCTTCTACTTTTGATGTTTTAACAAACGTCAATATGACAGGTAATTTAAATCTTAATGGTGGTGGCTTATTTAGAAATGATCAAGATCCACAACCTTTAGATGATACATTTGCGGCAGGGTCACCGATACCAGTAGGTACGAGTAGTGCAATACCTCCTTACACAATAGAGAGGGTATTTAATACTGACGTAGCAGTACCTGTATCAATATTATTGAATGATGGTGCAATTGGTCAAGAAATATTTTTTGTATACTCTGATGCACAGACTGGTGTAGTTAGTATATCCGGTGCAGTGACTCCATTAGTATTACCAGGTGGTACTAATATTGAGTTAAATGCGCAAGGTGATACGGCTCATTTATTATGTGCTGATGATGGAACAGGAAATGGGATTTGGTTCTTAGTAGGTGGAACTGGATATTCAATAGTTTAATAAAAAGAAAAGAGATACATGGCAACTACGCCTTTAATTAAAACACCGCAGGCGGATGGAGGTACATTTTATACCTTCTCCTCTTCTGCAAGAGATCTATCAAAGACCCTTAACAATGACGAGCTTAAGTTGGTCTTTTCTAAGTTTGTGCTTTTAAATATACCGGACATGGATGGTTTACCTTATCCAGGATTTGGTAGTAATGAAAACTACATGCAATTTGATACTATCGATGGTATGATTGCGAGCGGTGGAAATGCAGCTGACCCAAATGTTAACTTTACACAAAGTCTTCAGAATTACGCGCTGAATCTAGAGGAGTTAATTATTAGTGATACTGATTATGATAATTCTATACAGAGGTCGGTTGCAGAAAGAGTATTTTTTAAATGGATGAAAGAGACTGGTGCAATGAGATTTCGTGCTGCCACTAATCTTGAAAAAAATCCTGGTGTATCTAAACCTTTATTTGTTGAAGAAGACGAACAACCTACCGGTAATAATCAATATAGAAGAGTAGTAAAATATGTAGGTGATATTGATATTGTAAATAATGTAGATAAAGCAGGTGAAGCTTATACAGAACTTTATATTAATGTACCTACTGAAGTAGGAGGAACTCCAACTATTTTATTTGATTCTATCTCAGACACTAATTATCAACCAAGCCTAAAGATACAGGGTACTGGTCCAAATGCTGAATATATTCTTGGTAGGAATGCATCAACTGTTCACCCACAAGGTTTAAATATTAATGCATTTTATGATTATGACGAACCTTTATTAGGAGGAGGACCTGGTGGCTATAGTGATCCTAATGCAAACTGGATGGATGAGCCTACTCCGCCTACAACCACAAATTCTTATTTCACAGAGCCTATTACATTTACAAATCCTGTAAGTGTTCCAATTAGAAAAGACCCTGCTGATTATAATAATCCGCCTAACTTTACTGGAGTTACTTATATAAGATCTGAACTGGATGGAATATCAGTTGACTTTACTGCAAATGATTATGAGCAGATTGTAACAGATCCTACCATTTCTACAATATCACAATTTAATGGTACTGATTTAGCAGGTACTTTTGAATTTAACGCTGTATTAGTGTATTATGATTTAGTAGATACAAGTAATACTGCAAACACGGTTACTAATCTTTATGGTATTTTATTAGTAGATAATATTACACCTACAACAGATGGTGGTTACATTCAAAGATATCCTAAGTATAAGCCTAACAAAGTTACAGGACAAAATGGAAACAGTTATGGATTTAAAATCAATCTTAGATTTGATGCTTCACCAGGAACGGCCGGCATCGACACAATTGTTAATGACTATAATACATTTTCAATGCAGCTCTTCAGTGAAGCAACTGCACAACTTCAAGAATCGGCAAAGATATTCCAAACACAACAATTAGAGATATCTACCATAGACCAAAAGGTACAAGCATTAGAAAATCAAATAACTAATGTAGCTGATGTAACATCTTTACAGGCTCAAATTACTAGTGTACAGGATCAGTTAGATAATGCTAACTTAGCATTTGCAAATGATACAGTTTTATTAGATCTTATTGCTAAAAATTCTGATGAGATACAAAATTTGGCAAATGGAAATGTCCCAACTACTTTACAGTATAACACAGACGTTTTAAGACAAGGGCCTGGTATTACTATAGATACCAATACACCTAATATAGTTACAGTTTCTTTGGCTAGCCAGGAATATAATTTTATGGTACCTTTTGATAAGGATGAAGTTCAGATAACAACAACAACACCGTTAAACTTAAACCAAGCAACTCCACAAGTATTTACTTCATTAAGAACTTATACTAATATGTTAAGATTGGATACGGTTAATGAGGCTGGTGGTGACTTAAATATTTATATTAATGATACCGACATACAATGGAAAACTGGGCAGACGGTGAGACTAACGTTTAATAATACTCTTAATATAGGGTCAAGAAATATTAGAGTATGGACAGATTCTCCAAGCAGGCTTAATAATGGATCTTATGGAATATCAATGGGGGTTATTACTAACGCTGATATTTCAACTAAACCTATTATTGAGTTTATATGTACAGAGCAAGGTGTGCTGAATTTTGTATATGATATAATCAAATAAATAATAAAAGAAAGAAAGAAAAATAATGGCTGAAAATAATTCAATATCAACACTTTTACCAGAACTTCTTAGACTTTTTAATAATTCTTTAGAAAGTTTTGAAAAGGTTAATCAGGCCATAACTTCTAGTAATGAGTCGGTTACAATTAATATTCAAAATAATAACGGAACAAACTCAAGAGTCACTATACCTAGTTTTGGCTTTCTTAAAAATTCAGTTGATAGACTGCAGAGTAATATAGATACAATTACCAACCTAAATGGTAGTAACAGTTCTATTAGATTACCTGATGGGACTTTTAGAAAATTAGTACTTGCTAAATTGCCTACAGAGGCGCAAGATTTAAGTGCTATAAATTCAGTTGAAAACTTTAATATTAAACCTAATTGGTTCTTTGAAGAATTAATTAACCCGTTACTATATGTATCATTTGATTTAACTGGGCAAGTTCCAATTGACACAGAAAGAGCCATAATTCAAAGATATATTTTAAATACAAATACTCAATCAAAGGTTAATTTTTTTACTGATAGTTTTGAAGGTAGGGCAGATATTAACTATAATGATTTTTTACAGGAAATTGTTGAGAGAAACATTTCATATGTATTGGATGAAGCAGTGGTTGATTTACCACCAAGAGTAAAGAGGTATACAGGAAACTTTAGTATATTAAGAATATCAGATGCAACGGTTACAGAGGAGGTAAACGGTGTTAGTGTCACATCTCAAAGAAAACAATATAAATTAAATAAAATATTTTACACTGATTCTGAGGCTGACTTTGATGATACAATACAGTTAGCAGTAGGTGATAGTCTAGAAGTAATTAGCAATCCTATTAATACAAGGTATAGAGTTATAAAATTAGATTCAAGCACTAACACAGTTATTTTAGAATTGGTTGAAGGATCCGAGCCTATAAGAATAGGCGCTGATATTCTAAAAATTGCATCATCACTAGAAGACAATGTACAAGTAGACGTTACTGTTGGATTTAACGAAAGGTGTGTAACTTTTGTTAAGCCTATTGATCCTGATTCTAAAATACCTTCTGTTAATTGGTCACCTGGTAGTGCATTTTATACAAATACTTTAACCACATTAAATGCTGCAGGATCAGAACAAACTTTAGCAGAATATTACCAACAGAGTGCAATTGACTTTGGTGCAATGCTACTTTCATTTGCTGATGATAAGATACCTACAACAAGAGAAGGCGTTAAACCTAATTCACCAACTGTTAATGTAGAAGATTTTAGCGTTAAGCTTATCAATGCGCAAGTCAGCGATTCACCTGCAATAATAGAACTTACTGATTTAAATAATCAAAAGAATACAATTGAATCTACTCTTAAAGAATTAGACGGTGCAATTTCAAAAAGTAGAGCAAAGATACAAACTACAAATTATTCAACTGAAGTTGAGAGAGATGCTGATGTCAATGCATTACAAGGATTAGTCACTGAAAGATCATCACAGGCTGAATTATATTCATCTGTAGTAAAAGAAATAGATGCAAAGTCAAAAGATAATTCGGTATCAAGTATTTCACCTAAATATAGAGCTAGAGGATTTTGGGCAATGCCTGAGGAAAAATCCACACCGGCTACTGGAATACAATCTATAGTCAAATTTAAAATAAGATACCGTTATCTTTCTAGCGACGGTGCAGCTAATCCTGTTGATCAATTTAAGTTTAAAGATGGATCAGGTGAAAGCCAAGGTGCATTTTCTAATTATAATATTATAGATAGTACACTAAGACCTAGAACAAAAGATCCTATAACAGGTGTATATCAATGGGTAGAGATCGATGCTGATAATGCAGACTCAGTTAATATTAATCAATTAGATATACCTATAAGAAAGGGTGAACAGGTAGAAGTGCAAATAAAATCCATTAGTGAGGCTGGGTGGCCATCTAATCCATTAGAGAGTGATTGGTCAATTCCAGTAATAATAGCATTTCCAGCAGATCTTAGTTCTGATAATGCAGTAGAAGCTATAATTAATCAAAATCAACAAGATTTAGCAAAAGTTTCGTTAGAACAAGATCTTAATGAACTAGGTATCCAGGAACATTTAAGCAGTTCCTTTGTGGCTAATGAAACTTATTTTGCACATTCATCACCAGTAATTGCATCAGGGTTTTTATCCGAAAACCAAACACCTATAGATTTATTTACTAAATTAAATGAAATGCAAGCTAGACTAGACGAGTTTGCTGAGATACTAAGGAATGCACAAGGTGAGTTAGTTGTAACATTAATTGACGACCAAGGTAATGTTACTAATTTAAATAGAAATTCTGTAACTAAAGTTTTTGCAGGATTTTATTCACAAGAAGTTTCTAACCTAGACGATCCTAGAGGAGCTGTTATATCCAAAACATTTTTTATTAATTTAGGAAACAGAGAACAGACTGGTTTAAGATTAGTATCAAGGGTTGCAGGAAATAGAAAAAGGATGGTTAAGCAATCAGAAAATCCTAATTATACTTTAGCCGAGGCAACCGGAGGATCTGTTATTTTACCTGCAACATATTCTTGGTTAGATAACAGTGCCGTAAATCAAAGCAACGGTATATCAACATATAAAGCAGATGATGCCGATTATAACACAGTAAGAAAATATGACTTGGCACCTGTTCTTTTAACTAACCCAACAATCGATGGTACATGGAGGTATGGGCAAACAACATCTATATCACCATTCCAGTCTACACAAAATAAAAATCAATTTATAAGTAGTAGGTTTAGTGATGTTTCATCCGAAGAAGACTTTTATAGTTATAGAAATCCGGCTGGAGACTATACATTTAATTTAGATACCGCTGAAAACTTTTATGGTAGAACTACATTTAATGCCGTTCCTGTTGCTGGTGAATTTATTTGGGGTGGTGGTTTTGATGTAACGACAGGTTTACCTACAAGTGCAGCACAATATGATAATTTAGGTAACAGTGATACATTGGAAATCCATATAACTCACCCATATGTCCAAAACTTTGATACCTATAGACAGGCTTATATAAATTTAACTGGAGATTCTACTACATTAGGTGCTGTTGGTAGCGGTTTACCTACAATTGCACAAGCAAATTGTACATCAGTGTCTGGTGGTGGAAACGGTACAGCAAATGTTATGTTTAGGCATTCTAAATTTATTCCTTTACAATCAGATGAGGATTTAGGTAAACAGCAAGCAATTTATTTAAATGAAGATGTATTAGATTTAGATGCAATGTCAAGTATTGCTCCCTTTGGTGGGGTTGCGTGGCCTAATGGTCAAACATTGATGGCTAGCCCTACTCTTACGGATATTGGGCCACTTGGAAATCCGGCAGATCCTAATTTAGTAAATGGTGGAAAGGGTTATGAAAGAAATACAAAAACTTCATTTGATGCGTTTGACCAATACACACTAGGAGAACAATCATGCGGATCTTATCTGTTTATTTCTAGTGATGATCACCAAGGATTACAGGTTGGTGGAGATTCTATACAGTCTTCTGCTATTATACAATTTGGTCAACAAAACTCAGTTAATATACCTATGGTATTTCAATATAGAATGACTGATTATTTTGGTACAGGTGCAGGTAATGCAGGTGGTATAGGTAATATTGCAGGTGATACTACTGGTGCAACTGTTAATGTAACATATTCTAAAACTATTGGATTTGATATCTTCCCTAATAATCAGGATGTTTATCAGTATGATGTTGAAGTATTTGCAAAATATAGGTCTGATAATCTTAATATAGATGTATTCCCATCGCAAACAGTAACTAAAGGTTTAAGTGACTTAGAAAAGGTATTAACTAAATTAAGCCCAAGCGTAACTGCAACCAGAGTTAATAGTATAGTTAGAACTGGTGGAGGAAGTATTGGTGGCGGTGGTGTTAATCAAGGATTCCAAGACGTTAATGAAGGTGCTAGTTTTTAAGCACTTAATTTTCACTACCTTCATGGTGAATAAATAAAAAAAGTGAAAATTAAATGGCCGAAAAACTTTTTGATAAAGCATCTTATGGTATAGTTAGAACTAATCCTAAACTAACAGGTAATGTTAAGCTTGTTAGTAATAATAAAGATTTATATCTAGAATCTTTTAGTGCTAATACTGAATTGGCATCATCTACCTTTAAAGCATTTAAAATTAGTGGCAAGAACACTTACGACCGCGATGTGTGGCAGTTCTTCCAAGGAGGTAAATTCCCAACCAATTTAGCATATGAAGTTTTTCAAGAATACCGAGATGTATCTGTTTTATCACAATATCAAAATCAGTTTGAAATGTTTTATTCAGCAGGTACTAGGTCTGTTGCATCTAACTCTTATTCTGAAGATTTAGGCATTCTCGCGCCTATTTGGTTAAACGAACAAATTCCTAATAATTTTGTAATATTTAGAATTGATAATCCGGCGGCTGTTAATAATATTAATGAATCTTTGCAAAATACTAATTACCTAGATGCACAGACATCAGCCGAATTTACAAAAAATGTTTTGGAGAATTGTACTGCTATTAAAACATTTGATTTAACAAGCAATAGTTTATTAGGTTCTTATTTAAGAAATTATAGAAACCAGGAATCTTTCCCAAAGTCTCCTTTAAATATATCATGGAGAAAGGATGAACCTATACAATGGGCTGGGATTAATTATAAGAAAGGTGGATTTACACAATCAGGTAGTTTTTCATATGATGGTTTAGTTACACAAGATACTACAATTATTAATAATGAATTCTTTTTTACTGAAGGTTTTGAAAGAAACAATGTTCTATTGGCAAATTTAATTAACATGGAATTTTTATTCACTGATGTTAATGCTGCTGACTATTCTATAAACAGGTATTTTGGTTTATATGTTAATGAAGTAGAGGAAGGGTTATTTGATATATCTGGTGAAGGATTTTATAAAAATACAGAGAAAACACAATTACCTAAAATTAAATCTATAAACGAAGTATCTGAAATGCTTAATACACCATTTGAGATGACAAACGAGAATGGTATACTTGTTTATCTAGATCCTGCTAAAACAACAACGGTTACTGGGTTGCCCACACCTAGTAGAGTAAACGAAGTTGAATCTATATTTTATATAAAAGATAAAGACAATCAATTTCATACAGTAAAAAAAGGTTCACGATGGGGAACTAATCAAATAAGGCTATTTGATACTAAAATTGATATATCTAGGCTTGCTGGGTTTAAACAACCAGATACTTACGCAAATGCAAAAATTCTTAACCAAAAAGGAAAGGCAACCTGCTACTTTAAAATTATTAGTGAAATAACTGATGGTAGCACAATTACGTTTTATGACGGTGTTGATTTAACTGGTCAAGTTGCTGCTAGTTTAGCAATGGCACCTACACCAGGCAAAAGTAATGGTCAATTTTTTAATCCTACTGGTACGCCTAAAGAAATTGCTATATCTATTACATCCGCTATAAATAATGGAATATCAGCAGAGAAAAGGTTTTTTGAAGCAACATATAATGATGATACTGTTTATGTACAATCAAGATTTGGTGGGAGTAGATTTAACCGTCTTAATTTTGAAGTAGATTATGCATCGTATCCATCAATATCAAATGAACTTATTACTTATCCTAGTACAAGTTTAATTGAACCTATTAAGAATTTTGTCGGTGGGAATGATTTTACCGGTTCTTTACTTAAAGTTACTAATGGTGACCAGGAAAGATTTAGCATTGGTAATTATATTCAATCTAAGGACGGTTTTGCGCAAATTGAAAGCTGGGTGCCATATTTAAATGAGCCTATTAAAAACGATAGCGGTAGTACAATAGGATATACTGGCGTCAATGATTTTGTTATTATAACTTTAAATGATAACCAAATAAATATTACTAGGAGTGGTCAGGTTGCTTTGTATTCTGATTATAGGCCATCATTTGGTAGATTTTCAATATTTCCAATTAGAGATTTTGATTTTGATTTCTATAGCACTATGTATAGCCAATTAGGTGAATTAGATTTTGAATATAGACAATATAATCAAAGATTACCTGACCCTATTACTGGTGAATTAGAATATATTAATATAAGTGCAAATCCTGAAATAAGATCTTTTTATGATGATGGTGGTTTTGCTAACCTAATAGCTTTACTTAAAGAATCAGATCCTAATAGAACTTTTGATACTGTCATTGAATCAGAATATGATAGGTTAGAGGAAAACTTTTTAAAGCAGCAGGCCGTTGCATCTAGAGTCATACCTTATATTAATAAATGGTCTTGGTTAAACGATGGTAAAAATGTTAGGAATTTGCCATATAGTTTAAATTTAAGCGAGGCATTTGGTCAAAATAACTTTGCACCATCCAAATACTCAATAGGGCAAGATCCACAGGGCTTTACTCATGAGTGGTATTATTTATGCGAGTTTCCATATTATTTTGGTAATGAGGCGATCCAAAGTTCATGGAGCTATATAGATACTGCACCTACTGATACTATAGAAGAGAACCCTTTTACCGGGGCAGTTTACACACCAGGTACATTTCAAAAAGTAAATCAGGATTATTTTAATGATTATTTTATTATAGATAAGTTTACGAGTGGTGGTAATATTAATCTTATAGATAGGCAACTAAGATATGGTAGATTTAGTGGCGGCGATGAAAAGAATTTTGCCGAAGCCTTTTTAAGAGGTGTAAGAATAATAGCTAAGCCTAAAGCCAATCCTGAAAATAGACCTAACTTTAATGCAAGATCACTAAAGTATATCAATGACGGTAGATTTAATGAATATAGGTTTTCAGTAATGCTTATACCTAATGCGCCTGACAAACCTGAAACACAAATTAAGTTTGTTAAAAATGATAAATGGAAAACAGTAGTTATGATGATCTTTTTATCATTAGATAATGAATGTATAAATAATGGATCACAAAGCATTGACAGAACTACATTATATTCATATGAGAGTGATTATTTAGTTTACTCATCTGGTGCCGACGAATGTGAACCTATACTTTCAACTGGGTTTGGTAATGACTATACCTACGAAAGAAGCCTTATTCAAGGTGCAATAAGCTTAGCTGCCACAACATTTGACTTATCCCTCAATGCTTATGTGTTCCAAGGAATCAACGATATAAATGGTAACCCTCCTAGATTTTTGCGAGATATTAAAATTGGTGCAAACGGTACATTTAATGATATTAGATTTACAATAGGTTCTGATAATTATCGAATCTTTGGTATAACCAGAGTTATATCGGATACACAATTTCTTGGTGCTGAAATTGAAAAAAATGGAAACCCATTTGTTCCTGGTGGACCTTCACCATCTAATTTAACATTATCACAAACAAACTTTTTCTCTGACGAAGGCGGTTTTAATGCGTATACATCAAGATTAAGTGATATAGGTTTTGCTACTATCTTTAAGAATGTTAACCAAGGAGATCCTAGTATTATATATGAGACTATTGATAAAGATGGTAATAGGATATTGGATAAAAATGGAAATATGGCCCAAACTTTTAGTATAGAACTTAGAGCCCAGGCTGATATTTTAAAATCTGTATATGTAGGAGTACTACCTGATCCTGCAAAGCCAACTGTGTTTAACTTAACCGATGTAATCGGGTATGATCTTTCCTTACAGAAAAAACCTAGGATCACACCAATAGGTAGGCATGCTGGGTATTATCAGCCAACATCATTACCTATAATTAGCTTTAGGGATCCTTATTTAGATATTGATTTTGATAACATAACTGGGAGTACTTCCGGGTCTGTTAATGACGAATTATATAAATTTAAAGTAATGGAACTGTGTAGATATTTAAATACCCAGTTTAATAGTAGTGATACTGAAAACTTTGGGCAAATAAAAAACCTCTTTTACCATAAAGTAAATGAAGAAGACCCTTCAACAGTATTAGAGCTTTCTATTGACAGTGCATACTTAAGTTTATACCCATTAATTAATGAAGTAGGTATAGCAAAAAGAGATTTTTATTTATGGTCGTCTAATTGGGAACCTGCTTATTTTAGAAAGAGTATAGATAAATCATTAATTGAATCTATTATTGGGACTAAGTCTATGACCGAGAAAAAATCATTTTACGGTTCTAAGTATTTAAAGGTACCGCAAACAATAGAATTAGAAACCTTTATACATTCACCAATTGCAATAAAAGATGCAATAAAACAACCTAGTTTAATAGATGGAACATTTATGACTCGTGAAAATGATACATCAGTTATATTTTATACATTTATACAAAAAAGACTTATTGAGTATTTATTTGAGCCAATCAAAGAGCAATTTAAAAAATACATAAAGGATGAATTTAGCTTTGGTGACACTGATACATTAGATGATGACGTGGAGAGATACATAACACAGAATATCTTACAGCTGTATAAAGTTGATAATATTGATTTTTATGTAAAAAGTACACGGAGTAAATCACCGCTAGATTATACAACAGCCGAACTAACCAATTCGGAAAAGGTTGCTGCAGGATTAACTGTTAATTCATCTGTTGGGTCAAATCTATTAAATACAAATCCATTTGATGTTAGCCTAATATATAACAAAAGGAGTGGTTTTACTGAATCATTTGGGTTCAGTATTACTATAGTTAAAAAATAAGAATTAAAGATGGCAATTACCATACAAGATCTACTTGCATCCGATACTATTTCGCAGGCAGTTGATAAAATTAATTTTAACTTTGATCAGCTATTGTTAAATGGTGGTGGTCCAGTTGGACCCCCTGGTGCACAAGGGCCTTCCGGGCCAATAGGTGGAAGAGGTGAACGAGGAACTGAATGGTATCAAGGAGTTAATACACCAATTGTAGTACCGCCAACAGCAACACCGTTAGATGCTGATTTTTATCTACAGAGTAATGGCGATGTATGGGAGTATACCGGGTTGGCTTGGACACCTACTGGAATAAATTTAACAGGACCACAAGGAACCCCTGGTACTGCAGTAGGATGGTCTCAGTTTGGTAATGATGGATCTGGAAATTATCAGCTAACATCAAAAAATGTTTCGTACCCTTCTTTGTTAGGACCAACTGATACTACAATTAATGCACAAAACCAAGGTATATCTGTAGCGTCTTTTGGTATAGCCGGACCTAATGATAGTAACATATATTTAAATTCTAAGTTTAAAATTACCTCGGCATTTGCAGGACAGCTTGACGCATCAGTACTTTCAGTTTTAATTAGACAAGGAGATTCGGGTGCTAATGCAATAAAGTTTATGGGAGGTAATGAAATCAATGAAAACTATGAACAGGCCGACTTAAGTAAACTAGCTTCCATAAATTTAGGTACTGACGATGCATTTAATATTATTGTACCTAAAGTAGGTACAGTAGGTGATTCTAATCAATACACGGGATTTACTTTAGATACTTCTAATAGAGGACAGAGGTTTAGAGCTGGTAATGGATTGGTATTTGAAGCTGGTACAAAAGGTACTGCCGATTATGCATTAGATAATAGTAATGTTGAGTTTACTTTAAACCAATTAGTAGGTGGTGCTGGAGTTCCTAACTTTAGAATTAAAACAATAGGTACCCTTTCACAGACACAAACTCAAATTGGACCAACTGCTGGTATAATTACATTGGACCCTTCATTTACGGGTGGTGCTAAATTTCAGGTTTCTGATTTTGGCGTTGCAGCAAATTCTAATATTACTCTTTTAACTGGTGCTACTGCACAACTTAAGGCAGGCACTAATCAAGTAGGAGTAAACCCTACTAATGCTTTTATCCAAACAACCACTGGTAATATTAATATAGATTCAAGCGCAGGTGGTGATATTAATATTGATGCTTCTGGTGGTGATATTGAAATTAATTCTACTGGAGGTCAGACAATTGTACAGAGTAATCTGTTATCGGTTTTTGGAGTTGCGGGACCAGTATATAACAGTTCATTAGTAATGACCTCTCAATTAACGAGTCTCATTGCTAACGGTAGTGGTAATACTGGTAATATTAATTTAATGATTCAATCCATCGGTATTAATAAAAAAATGCAGATAGGCTTAGGAACAAATAATACTGGAGGTGTTATTGAAATAGGTAGACCATTTGGAACTGCTGCAAGTTTTAAAGAAAATGCTAGTATTTCATTAAGCTATGATCCAAACACATTACCAGGTACACAGGAGGATAAAATTAATATTACAGGTAGAGTCGCATTTATGCTACAGGGTACAGCTTCATCAACCCCGGCCAGTAATGCTACTATATTTGTTGATACTGGGACTACATATTATGGCTCAGGTGATGTCATTGTTATGAATGGTGACCCGGCGGCTTTTCTATCCGCGAATGTTGTTCAAGAACAGTGGACTGATTTTACTAATACTGGAATATTTATTGGTAAAGGTAATGGTACCAACGCTGGGGACCCACCTTCTGCTACCCAGCAATATGGTATTTTTGTTAATAATACTAATACCTTTAAGCAAGGAACTGTTTATAATCCAACTGAGGAACGATTTAAAGTAACAAGTGAGGTAACACAAGTTAGCAATAAAATGATTTGGTCTAGTGGTCAAGAGACGAAAATTGACATGTTTTATAATAATTATCCGGTTGCGCTTCCAAACCCGTTCAAAATAACCCCAACAAAGGCGCACTATCGATTTATGGTAGGGCCATTTCAAATTCAGGATTATACTTGGATCAACCATGTAAACGGAGGTCTTGCAAACCCTGGTGCTGGTAGCAACCCCACAGTAAGAAATTTTACAATAGATGCACCAAATGATTGGGATGAAGGGCAGCGTTGTCATTTTGAGCTATTTACCATGACCGGGAATATTACAGTTGAGGATCCTGGGCAAACGCAGCAGCAAACGTATGGTGGGTCTCAAGGAATAGGTGTTAGGTGGGTATCTTCTAAAAAATCAGTTAATAACACAAACACTACTAAAAAGTATAGTGATTACATCCAAACGGGTAGGCCTCAATTTTCACCTATATCAACATTTGCTTACCCATACTACGCTAGATGCAGTTTTACATTACAATGGAATGGGAAAACAACAAGTTTTTACGGCGCCCCATCAGGCGATACGAACCTCAATAATTGGCGTTATACGTCAGGATGGTCTCTGGTTGGAGTACCGGTTTGGGATCAAGGGCAAATGGGTGGCGGTGGAGCGTCTGTCCCAGCAGACAGTTACTTTTACACAACTAATACCGGGTTCATAATTGATGGACCACCTAATTAATAAGATAATATAAAAACTAATTAAATGACAAAAAAAGAAAGAAAAGAATTAGCAAATTTCATAGATAGGTATAAAGAGATTGAAACTTCTATTGATCTTATGCAAAAGAGCATAGAGAGCCTAGCTGAAAAACGAGATGACCTTTTTGAAGAATTAGATCAAATGAAGGGTAAAGAAAAAAAGTTTATGGATAAGTTAATAGAAAAATATGGAGAAAGTAATGTTACTCCATGGAAGCTAAAACAGATCTACGAAGAAGGTTTATGATAATATTAAAAAACATAATAGGAATACTTACTGATCCTAAAAACATGAGAATGTTTTTATTAGGTGGTATTGTAGTGTTATGTATTTTGCTGTTTAGACAATGCGAAGAAACTGAAATTGCTAAAGGTGAAGCAGTCAGAATTGATAATAATTGGAAAGCTTCTTTAGATACAATTCAAAACTATATTGATGAAAACGGAAATGCAGCTGCACAGATAAGAGCACTAAATTTATCGTTAGAAGAATTAGAAAATGAATTAAAATTTGAAAAAGGAAAACCACCAATAACTGTTATTAAAACTGAAACTGTAATTAAAGAAGTTATTGTAGAAGTTCCTGTAATTGTATTAGATACTATCACCGGTAATTTTAATTCTGCATTAACATTTGCAGATAAAAAAGAATGGGGTAAAAGTTTTAGAAACATTGGTGGTTTAGTACCTTATGAACTTAATGATAGTGTTATAACATTTGGTGATGCAACAATAGAATTAGAACAAAACATATTTTTATCTGCAACATTAACAAGAGATAATAAAACAAAGGAATTATTTGTAAATCTTTTAACTGATTATCCTGGTACTACATTTAATAGTGCAGAAGGGATCTTAATTGATCAAAAAAGTAAAGCGTTTAAAAGTTTACAATACGAAAATAGAAAAACATTAGGCCTAGGTTTACAACTAGGAGTCGGTTTAAGTGGCCAGCAAATTACCCCGTATGTAGGGGTTGGTTTAAACTACACTCCAAAGTTTTTACAGTGGTAAATAAATAAAAAGAATGGAATCATCTAAATTTTTACAAATAGCTGACGGTATTTTACTAGAATATATTTATACTAGTCAATCAAACCCAACGGAGCTTAACACAGGTACCTATCCTATAGAAATTATGAGGGATGAGCATACTGGTGGTAGTTACCTTTTTAACACACAAGGTGTAGCGCCTGAGATGGGTAATTATAGAGATATCTCCGTTGCTGCTATTAATAAAAACAAAACACAGTATGCATATTTAGATACTGACATAGGAGTACCTTATAATGATTTTGATCCATTATTAACTAATTCTGCTGATTTGTTACAGGTATTTAACCCACAACAAAATATAGCATATGATAAAATAAGAGTACATTTTATTTCTGGTTTTAGTTTTACTGGATATGATGGTATTATATTTGAAACTTTAGTACCTAGGAGAGATGGTGTTTTACTTAATCTATCATCAATCAACTTCTTAAAAGATGATACACCAGTTTTTAATCCTGATCCAGTTTTAATAAATGATCAGTTATATGCTACATACATTGAGTGGAGAGTACCTTCTCTATTCTTTATGAATAATAGTTTTAATTCTGCTGTGTCCAATGGCCTAGGTTATAGATTAACAGAAGGCCAAGGTTTTTTAAGTACTCCAAATATTACATTTAAAGCTACAGGTATTTATGAAACGATTGTTGATAATGGCTATAGTTATTATAATGTAGAAGAAATAAATGCTGCTACGTTTGCGAGTAGAGATATTTATGATAATCTTTATGCAAGTGTTGTAGAGTCAGACGGTGGAGATTATTTTGAACTATCTGGGGAAGTTACAGGATCTACCTTTTCAGATTTTATTGCTCAACTAAATTCATCTGGTGGTGATTACATTGTATTCCATGAAATAAATGTTAGTGAACAGATTAATCAAAATTTTATCAAAACAAGTACACAGGTGTTTACACAAACCACTGGTTTTGATAATCCTATTCTATTTAGGCCTATAATTTTAAACAGTGCTATAGCTGCAGCATTTTCTATTAATTATATGTTAAGACTTTATAACAGAGCTGACAATTCACAAATTATAAAACTTGCTAAATTAACTTCATTTGATGTTAATAAGTATGGAAGAAGATTAATGAAAATAAATTTAGGAGTTGTACCAACGGTTGCAAATGTTTATAATCAAATAGCACCTGATGATGGGGAAAATATTATAGTTAATAATGGTGGGGTTGGTAATAACCCAGGGCAAACTTCTGACCAAATAGTAGAGAAGCTTGTTGTTAAAACAAAATATGTTACTTCATTTAGAGATAGGGTAAATGTAAAGGCTTCAATTTCACCAGCTAAAATACAAACAATAACAGAAGACGATGGCAGCACAACAGAATAATGCAGAATCAATATCTACACCTAATGTTAATAAACCAGGTGTTACTACAAAACCGATTGGTGTACAATCTAATATAGCTGTATCCAAGACAGTAAATGAATACTTTAAAAAATTTACTTCACTAAATCCTAGTGCTGAGCCCTTACCACAAGGTGATGGTGTTATCAGAATATCTCCATTTGATGATTATATTATTTTTACATTATATGACGAGACTTCTGGAATAAGACCAAGTAATTCTAATTCTAAAGCAATACCTGGTATTTCTCCGTCGGCCGATGATGTTATTAATACTGCAGATACTCCAATAGATCTTAGTAATGTTGGAACTTTAACATTAGTATTTGTAGGTGAGAATGATGAAATAAGAATACCTAATTGGACACAGGTAAAGGATGTTGATCTTTCCAAGGGGCAAGTTTTATTTAGAATAAGTAAAGAAGATTCAAAAAAGATACTAGCATTAGATAACCAAAATTTTTACATATCTACTAGAATGGAAGATCCTAGTGGAGTTAGTGATGAAAGTGTATTGTACACAGGAACCTTTTTAGGATTAACTGATGCTGCGCAACAGACACTAACAGCTAAGATGAATGACCAGGCATTATTATATGCTAGAGAATTGGCAGGTTTGCGTAGTGTTATTGAAAACTATAAGGAACAATTGGCTGAGATGATATCTTTAGACCAAGATCAAAATTCTACTATTACTGCATTACAGCAATCTAATATAGAATTAACAAATGAAATTGCTATACTAACAGAAGAATTAGGTTCTACTGAAGCTGAATTGGTTACAAAGAATGCTCAATTAGCAGCACAGCAAGCAGAGAGGCTAAAAAAGAAAAGATCACAAATAAGGGCTATATCAAAAATTGCAGCAGGATCTAAGAAGGGTAAACAAATAAGATATAATCAACAGGCAGCAGGCTTGTTACAAGAATTTAATACAGCATCAAACCCTGTAATAATAAAACCTAGTAATGGTAACACTGAAAACACTGAAATAGATAATTTTTTAAATAAATGATATTAAGCGCAAGAAATAACCAGTTTAAATTTGAATTCCCTAGAAATTTTATACCTAAGGAACTTGTAGATAAGTATAAGCCATATTTAAATCGTATGCCAGGCTCTATGATTAAGGAGCCTATTGATTATTTTAATTATGGAATACAGTCAATGAATTTACCAGGACCTAGTTTTGATCCTGTTACACAAAATGATTTTCCAGGTAATACTAGGAGGTTTAGAACAAGCTTACCTAAGCAAGAATTATTTGATAAAGAGTTAACAGTGACCATGCAAGCATTTGATGGATGGGTAAATTATTGGATGGCTATAGATGTGTTTGATTATTATTATAGTAGAAGTGGTAAAGAACCCTTTGTACCTGAAGGTGTTGGTTTGCAGATGATTGATGGTGATGGTAATATTTTTGTAACTTGCCAACTGAAAGAAATGATTATGACTAGTGTTAGTGCATTAGATTTAAATTTCTCTAGCAACACAATAGAATTCCAAACCTTTGATATTAATTTTACATATAACATACTTGAAACTAATATTAATCTTGTCTAATATATAAACAAATAGAAAGAGCAATGAAAACATTTAAAGATTACCTTACAGAAAATTCTGATGACTCAATTGACATTCAAAATTTATTAAATGAGTCACATGAATTAACTGAAGAACATGAGGCAGCAATTAATGCAGTTGTAGATAAATTAGTAGAAGATCATAATAACGGTAAAGATTTAGAATCTGCAATGGAAGAAATAGTTAATGAAGGAATATTAGGTTCTATTTTAGGTGGTCTTACAGGGTTTGCTTTAGGTAAGGCTGTAGGTAAAGCAATTGCTAAAGTATTAGGTATTCAAAAGGGTGCCTTATATGATTTACTAACAAGTCGTTTGGTTGGTGCTGCATTAGGTGCAGTATTAGGTAAGCGCATTTAATTCATTATAATTGATTTACACAGGCATAGATTTCTCTCTTAATAGTCCAGGTACATGTACACAGGACCACAAAGGCAAATACACGTTTATTACATTCTTTAATTATGGTAATAGAATATGGGATGAAGAAGGGCGAAAGATTCCTAAAGCATTTTCAGTTCATAAGGAATTAATGGATAACAAAACCATTTTAGGATTTCCTTATTATAGACAAGTAAAAGACAAAGACTTTTTACTTAGGGAACGGGAGAAACTCACGGACGGCCAAAATATAGCCGAATTAATTTCAAACATTTTAATAACCTTATATGGAACAGATAGTCATAAAATTGCACTAGAAGGATTTTCATACGGATCAAAAGGTAACTCATTTATTGATATTGTTCAGTATAATACCTTTTTAAGAAATGAAATAGTTAATGCATGGGGTGTAAAAAATATTTCAATATATCAACCTTCCCATGTTAAGAAATTAGCCGGTAAAGGTAATGCAAATAAACATTACATGGTAAAGGCATTCCAGGATGATGTTTTTAATGATAAAAATTTAAGGAAAACAGATTTGTGGAAATGGACTCAAGGTAAAGACTTTACAGAAAAGATCCCTAAACCGATAGATGACCTAGTAGATGCGTATTTTATATTAAATGCAAATAAAGAAAAAGGAAGTGATCATTAAATACTTTATACTTGAAAACCACTAAATACTTTGAATCTAGTAATTACATACTTCTCTTTCTTTAATTTAGTATATTTTATATATAGAGTTTAGAACTTAGTTTCAGAAAATTATGATAAAAGCAATAAAAAATAGAATATTTATTAAAAAAGATGAACAACCGGAAAAAATTGGTAGTATATATGTACCAAAAACTGAAGGTCAGTATGCTCCGCCATATTCTGGTACCATCCTTTCGGTTGGGTCTGATATAGAAGACTCGGATTATAAGGTAGGGGCAACGGTATTATTTCATGATTTAGCAGGCACAGAATTCAAATATAATGGGGAGACGATATTCAGCATTAGAGAAAATGATGTAACTGCTATTATAGAATAATTTTTTTATTTAGTGTGAAACTAAATAGAGATATGAATATATAATAAACAAAGGAACTGATATTATTCAGGGACTTATAAACAGGCATATAACAAGGCAAAGTATATTGGCAATTCCCGGGCAAGTTAAATAGGCAGCGCTGCGTTATATCCATTAATTAATAACAAAGTAAAAATAAAAAGGCAATTAAAATGGCAAATGAATTCGACATTTTCAGTGTAAGCGTCAAGGACCTTGACACTGGAGACAGACCCGCACCAAGTAGCGATCTGTACACACCAAAACCCGATCAGGGACAAGACGGTACCTACCGTTCATTAATTAGGTTTCTTCCTAATGTAAAAAATCCACGTAAACCTTTCGTTCGTAAATATGTCTATTGGTTAGAAGATAGAGATGGAAACGGCTTTTATGTAGACTCACCTTCAACTGTTGGAGAAAAATGTGCAGTACAAGACATGTTCTTCAAACTTAGAAATTCTGAATCTGCTGTAGACAAAAAGATGTCGGAAGGGCTTAAGCGTAGAGAAGTATTTTATGCATTGGTACAAATCGTAAAGGATCCACAAAACAGAGATCTTGAAGGACAAGTTAAAATTATGAAGTTTGGTTATAAAATCAAAACTAAAATTGATGAAGAACTAAATCCACAATTTGATGAACCTACTCAAGTATTCGATCCGTTTGAAGGAAAGAATTTTGAATTAGTAATTTCAAAGAAAGGTGGTTATCCTAATTACGATTCTTCTAAATTTCAAGGGAGTAGGTCTGCAATGACAATCGGCGATGAAGCAGTAACTGCTGATGATGCTGGTAGAACTGCAATTTTGGATTACATTAAGGATGCACCAGAACTAGCAAACTTTGATTATCGTCCATGGACTGATGAGCAGAGAAATAAAGTAATGGGCGTACTTTCACAATTCAGTAACCCAGGCTCATCTATTGAAACTGTTACAAGAGCTCAAGCTGCACCAGAACCTGTAAAGTCTGAAGCTGCCGCGGCAAGTGTAACTGAAACTGCATCAGCACCGGCTGCATCAGAAACTAAATCTGAAGATTCTTCTAAGGGAGATGATTTTGATGATTTTATTAACGGATTAGACCTTTAATAATATGGGAACAGAAGTAGTAATATCTTCTGAAATGAAAGCTCGGATCATCGATAAGGTGGTCCGAGTTCTTCACCTTAATCATTCTCATTCAGAAAAAAGGAGAATATTAGAAAGTAAGGAACGTTTAAATTTTGCATGCCCTTACTGTGGAGATTCACACGATTCACCTAGAAAGAAAAGAGGTAATCTTTATTGGAATAATTTACAATTCCATTGCTATAATTGCTCTGCTCATGAAAGCTTAGATACTTTTCTTAAAGATCATAATCAAAACTTTGAAGGTGAAGATCGTATAGATGTAATTAATTTCATTAAGGAAAATAAGAAAAACTTTTCATTAGGTGAAACCTTAGAATTTCATTTATTTGAAAAGGCAAATCAATTTGCATTATCTTTTGATGAGATCGCATTAGGATTTAATGTATATCCAATTAATTCTTTAACATATCGGGCATACCCATATCTTAAGAGTAGATTACTTCATCATAAGACTGAAAAGTTTGGTTATGACCCAAGAAGAAAAGAGCTTTATGTTTTTAATTTAAATTCTGCTAATAAGATTGTAGGATTTCAAGTAAGGGCATTAGATGATAACGGCGGTCCTAAATATAAAACCTGGAATATAGAAAGAATATATGATAGGTTAAAGAAACCTTTAAATGTGACAGAAGAAGAATTGGATTCTCTTAACAAAATATCAATGATCTTTGGTATACTTACCACAGATTTAAGTAGAGAGTTTACCGTATTTGAAGGGCCTATAGATTCTTTCTTTATGACAAATACTATTGGTCTTACCGGTGTTAAAAAACAAATATTAGATTTTGACGAAATACCAACCGTTAGATATTTCTTTGATAATGATATTGAAGGTAAATCTAAAATGATACAAAAACTCAAAAATGGAAATACTGTTTTTATGTGGGATAAGTTTTTAAAGGATTTTAGAATACCTTCTAAAAAAGTAAAGGATTTAAATGATTTGGTTAAATATGAATATAAGCATAGGACTGGGTGTTTAAATCAGTTGGATAAATATTTTACAAATAACCATTTAGATCTTATATTTATATGATAAAAAATTATAATGAATTTGTGACCGAGCAATTTGATGATTTTTATGATGACTTAGAAACCTCTAAGAAAAAGATTAAACTATTTACTAAGTTTAAAAAAATAGAGGCAGCTGATGTAAAAACTAGTTTTTCGTTACCTCAACCTAAGCGCAAATTTCAACCAAAGATTAAACAATATAAAAAGACTAATAACGATAAAGGAATATTTTAATGGCATTTGACGATAAACAAATAAAGGAAGCTAACGAGCAATTAGAAATTAGATTAGGGACAGACCGAAATGATTGGAAGGCAAACATCAAAGACCTTGTTGCTAAGCTAAAAAATATGAATGAATTGGCTGAATGTCAAGTAAGAATGTTATCATATAGGCAAATCCTATTAGATAAGGTAACTGATTTTAAAACTACCATATATAAAAGGAATGCTACGTGGGATAGGTATTATAAACAACAATACCGAGAGTATTCAATTAATTATGATGTTAAGTTAACTAATGGTGAAAAGAACCAATTTATAAAAGCAGATCTTTCTTCTCTTAGGCAACAAATAGATATGTTACAATCTCATATAGATTATTATTATGAATGTATTAAGACATTAGATAATATGGCGTTTGCAATAAGAAACAGAATTAATCTGGATGATAAAGAATTTTAATGGAATTATCTCTGTCGGAAAATAAAAAGTTTTTAGTAATTGATTCATGTACCGAGTTGGAATATGAACAGTTAAAATCTAGTCTTACTAAGAAAATAGAAGGCTGGAGATTCCACCCTTTAGTAAAGAAAAAGGTGTGGGATGGTAACATTTCATTTATTAAAAGAAATAAAATTCCTGCAGGTCTATGGAAAGAAGTAATTGATATTTGTAAAGAATATGATTACCAATTTACATTAAATGGTATAACCGATATTTTTGATACCTCTATAGATGAAGAAATATTTAGATCTTGGGTAGATGAATTTTTTGATACCTCTGAAATTAAACCTAGAGATTATCAAATTGATGCTGCTCTTAAAATTTTAAAGTATAGAAGATGTTTAGCTGAATTAGCAACATCGGCAGGTAAAACTTTAATTTCATTTATGGTGGTTGCTTATATGATGGAACAGTTAGGTAAAAAGAAAATCTTAATGATTGTACCTAATGTAAGTTTGGTCGTACAGGCAAGTGGAGATTTTGAAGAATACAATAAAGGCAGAGTACCTATTAAGATTCAACAAATTTATGCAGGAGTTAAACTAAGAAAAAGTTCTAATGTAGTTATTGGTACATATCAATCATTAACTAAAAAAGATGAGGAATACTTTAGCCAATTTGATGCTGTCTTTGTAGATGAAACTCATAAAGCAAAAGCAAATTCAATCCAAAAGATAATGGATAAATGTTGGCACTGTGATTATAGATTTGGTTTAAGTGGTACTATTCCTAAAAGAGGAACTGTAAATAGACTAAGTTTAATGTCGGCAATGGGCCCTTTAGTTACACAAGTAAAGGCTGCTCATTTACAAGATGAAGGTTATATTGCAAAATGTAAAGTATTACAGATCCACATGGATTATGCAACAGATTCACAAAAAGAAGCATTTTCATCCCTTTCCAAAAACCCTTATGATAGACAAAAGTTATTTAGTTTAGAGCAAAACTTTATTAATGAAAGTGAAAAAAGGCTAGATTTTATTTGCCAAGTAATTAAAAAGTCAACTTCAAATTCATTAGTTCTATTTCATAAAATAGCATACGGTGAAAAGATTTACCAAAAACTTAGATCAATAACAGATAAAAAAGTCTATTATGTAGATGGATCTGTTAAGTCTGATTTTAGAGAAGAGTTTAAAAAGAGAATGGAAAAGAATGACGATGTTATAATTGTAGCATCATACGGTACCTTTTCAACAGGTATTTCTATTAAAAATATACATAACATATTTTTTACTGAATCCTTTAAATCAGAAGTTATTATTAGACAATCAATTGGTAGAGGTTTAAGAAAACATTCATCAAAGGATGTGGTAAAAATATATGACTTTATTGACGACCTACGGTATAAAGTAGATGACCATGACTGGGTGAATTACATATATAGGCATGGTATGGAACGAAGGAAAATTTACAAAGAAGAAAAGTTTCCTTTTGAGGTACAGAATGTTAGATACTAATATAGAATATCTTTCTCATGAGAGATGGATATATAAAAAAAGAATCAAAAAAAGATAATTATAATGAAACCAATCAAAAAGTTTTCAATGATAGCTAAAGCCGGTGATTCAATCAATGAATCTGCTGATGCTAATCACGATGCTGTAATGGATCTTGTTAAAAAGATGGGGTATGACAGTGTTGAAGAATTAAAGAAAGAAAAGAATCTTCTAACAAAATTAGAAGGTATTATTAAAGAATTCACACCAAAGCAAGATATATCTGAAGATGAACTTGAAGAAGATAGAGCTGAGGACATAGCTGATGAAATTAAGAAAAAAGGCGAGCCTAAATCTTTAGAAGGTGATGAAGGTGAAAAGGAAGAAGATAAGGAAGTAGGTGCTACTGGTGAAGTTGCTGAAGAAACTGAAGAAGTTGAAGAAGATAAGGCAAAAGATATCGAGGATGAAGTATTGGCTAAAGGTGAACCTAAAGATTTAGAAGATAAAGCTGGTGATAAGGTTTCTGACGACCCTGCAATTACTGACGAGGTTCCTGCTGAAGCTGATGAAGTAGAAGATGAGGATGGTGTTGAGGTTGCTGCTGAAGAGGAAGAGACTCCAGCTGCTACTAAAAGAATTATGGCTTTTGAGGATTTTATTAAAGAAAAGGAAGTTACAGTAAATAAGAATGTAAAATATCACGATGATGATGAAGAGCCTGAAGATTATGCTGTTCCTGTAGCGGCATCTGCTAAACCACTTGCTGAAGACGATGATGAAGACGAAGGTGAAGATGACGAAAAGAAAGGCGATGAATTAGAAGATAAAGGCGATGTTAAAGTGGATCATGAAGATGATAAAGAAAAGGAAGACCACTATAAAGGAGCTGTTAAATCTGATGATGCTGAAATTGATGCATTAAAGAAAGATGTTGAATACGACAAAGAGGAAGAAGAAGACGATAAGAATGAATCAAGAATCATGTCATTTGCAAACTTTGTAACTGAATCTTATGAAGACACCGATGAAGAAGTTGATGAAGAAGAAATGGAAGCTGAAGAAGAAGAAGCTGTTGAAGAAGCTGTCGGTGAAGTAATTACTAAAGTTACAGGTGATGAAATTGCCGATGAAGAAGCAGGTGATGATGGTCTTGCTATTCCTGCAGAAAAAGGTGACGGTTCTGAAACTGCTGCTGGTATTGCTGGTGATATAATGGATATGGGTAAGCCAAAAGAACAGCCTGAATCAAAAGGTGAAGAATTGGTTACTAAAGATCAAAATATTACAACCGAAGTAAAAGGTGAAGCTGATGATCTTAAGGATGCTACTGAAGTTCCTGCAGAAATGGGCGACGGTTCCGAAACTGCCGCCGGTATTGCTGGAGATATAATGGATATGGGTAAGCCAAAAGAACAGCCTGAAGCAAAAGGTGAAGCATTAGTTGGAGAA